ATCAGGGAAGTCGGTAACCGCTGCAATCCCCGTGAAGTCTATCTGGTTCCCTGTAGCATTCCATATATCCGCCGTAGTTGCATGCGAAGCTACGGTAGCACGCGCGAAGTTCTGGTGCCCAGTGAACGTATTGTTAACTAAGCTAACGCCGCTCTGATTCGATGCACCAATCACCCATGACGATATTGTCCCGCTACCGACGTGCGATGATATGTTCGCGGTAATTACGCCTGTTGATGCATCGTAAGTAAGTAAAGTACCAACCGTATATGTTGTTGTCAACTAACCAACGTCTGCAATTATAACCCCCATAGCAGAAAGAAATTCCTTACCCTCCTCCACGACTAATCATTGCATTTCGTCGGCTATAGTCATTGACGTCGTGCTTACCGAACTAATACCATTCTTGTTCGACTTTGAGTTGACTGCTTCTTGAATTAGAGTGAACTCATCTCTCAGAACTTTAGATACGTTCCACGATCCGTTAGCCGGTTTATTTGTTACTGTGTAATCGCTCATCGAGTTATTCTACCCATTGAATATTGCGTTTGTATTGAGTTGATGGTAAACGTTTCATCAACAGCCGATTCGTTCGATATCACCAGCGATATGCTCGTACCGTTGCCTGGAGTATCAATCGTTACTTCCTGTGAATATATTGCATCCCAAAATAAAGAGTCCCATCTAGTCGTATCGAAATACGCACCACCACCTGCCACCAGCTTGCTTGACGTATCGCTGTAAACTGAATCGCGGTCACCAAAGGATAGATCGTAAGTAACGTTCAGATGTGCAGTAGCCCCAGCACTGAATCGTAACTTGCAACGACGATATGACTTGCGATAAAACGGATTCTTGGAATGATGGAACGCCATGACCATGAAACTATTGATCACATCACCATCGAAGCTTGTGCCTACATCCATTTCATAAACGTAACCGTCAGTTCCTGAACCGAACTTACGCTCAACGCCGTTGATGTCGACTACTGAATCCACAGTGTTCATAACCCGTTCGCCGTAATCAAACGGCAGCACGTCACCCAGGCGAGGCGGTGCGCCAGCATAAGCGTTAGGTTGCATCTGGATGTGCAAACCAGTGCCGTCATTGAAGAATATGCGATATAGGTTGCGATTGCGCACGATACAGCTTGATATTTCCATCCCAGCCTTAGCGTCTATCAGCGGCTGTATAAGATTGGTTAACACATGCAATTGGAACGATCCGAACGCCTGAGTCGCTTCTAGTTGCGTAACACCTTTGGTATCTAAGAAGTGAGCAAAACCTATGTTCTGCATGGTGTAGGCTCGACCACCACTATCCGGAGAATGAGTAACCAAGTTGAAGTCGCTCGAATCGTTACCGTACAGAATGTAAACCTTGCGCCCCGTGAGTACCACCAGTACACCTGATGTCGCTGTACCAACCTGAACCTTTAAACCCGTGATCGTCTCGCCAGTTGCGGCCTGAACCGTTCCGGTAAGCGGAGTGAATGAGTACGGATCACCAATACCTGAAACGATAACCTCGCTTTCTATCGCAAGCATCAAGTGTTTCTTATGACCTACGATGAATTTAGGGTTGTCGTTGCCGACACCGGTGCGGATCGGAACCCATCGGGTGCCATCGAACTCACCAGCAAAGTTAACGCCATCAGCACAATACATTCTGTGTGAATCGGCGCTACCATAGAAATTAATGATATCAAACTCAAACTTGCCACCAGGTTGCAAGCTGATATCAGTACATAAAGAACTTGCTGTGACTTTTGTCACACCACCGACCTGAATCGCGTTGGTTGCGTCGAACGTGCCGGTCACGCTGTCGAATATCAATGTGCCTTTACCAGACGCTGACCATGTGCCAGTTCTGAGCAACGCTCGCTTGACGACGCCAGTTGCCCCGCTGGTGACCTGAGTAACAGTGTCGCCCTCGAATATCTCACCGACAGCAGTCGTAAATTGAATCTCTTTACCGAACGTAACTTGTGTCCATCCGGCAGCACTGGCTATGTACATCAAGCACGCAGTGGCTGCTACGTTATCCCTAAAGGCGTATAGATTACCGTTATAGTACTTAACACCTCGAACGGCACCTGACCCAGGTACGGCGCTTATATCAGATCGATACAATTCAGCAGCAGCGTATTTGTAATCAGCGTGCAATTGTTTGGTCGACGCACCGTAGATAGTCACTTCACTAATCGTACCGTAAGCTACAGCAGCGACAGTGAAACTCTCAGCAACGAACGTGCCGACCATCTTGGTGATAACAAATCTCGTTGCACTTTCCGTTGCCGCTACATAAGCAGTCGCACCGCTCGTTGCTCCTGTGATCTGTTGACCGACATATAAGGGGCCACTAACCAGCCCGTCGACCACATAATAAACAGCATCCGAGGGTCTCGCTCTACCATCGAAACGTTCGATCCCGGCCATCCTGAGGTAACCACCATTCAGATCAGGCTCGAAGTTAATTGCCGATATGAGTCTACCGGGCTTCAAGTTAATCGGAGGCGTTACCAGATCGAGGCCGCCCGATAAGGTAAACATCTCAGGGATGACCTGGCGTAGTGGTGGCCCTTGCATCATAGGAAGCCTCGGCTTACTGCGATAGCGGGTAGCTGGTTATGTTCCAATGCCGCTTTCAATTTCTTGTATTCTTTGGTTCCACGCGCCAGCAGTTCCGGCGCATTCTCATACCACCCGCCACTTATCAATGCGCCCCACACGATCAGCATGTGGAAGCGATCAGGCATATCCGGCGTATCGGTATCAGCCGACAGCGTGGTCGGTGCCTTCTGGTATTGCCCTGATATCACATAACTCGTATCGTCAGGCGGCAATGCCAGTATGATCGATTGCGTCGGGGATATTGTGAAGCGTGAAGGATAGGAGTAACTTGTGCGTAACGATCCGATCAAGAATTGATCACGGAAATGACGGTACTCAAGGTGCGACAAGTACGTCTCGTTCCCGATAGAAGTCTTGTAGATACGGAAAGTATCTTTATCCCATGACGCGAAGTTGGTCAGCGACAGTGGCGCCGACGCATAGGGATATTCAGCTTGTTGCGCTACTGTATTAAACGAGAAGTCCCCGCGCATCCAGTTCCAGCTACCGTCATGCTCGTTCTGCAGATCCTGCCATGCCTGGTTAACCCAGGTAGCAAAGCGCAACAGTTCACCCGTGGCTCCTTGTACAGTAGTGTTTGAGAATGAGGTGCCTGTTACTGCTGCCTCCATCACCGTGCGATTAACAAGCTGAAGTAAGTTCATGACGCATTAGTCATTTTATACTGTAACCATTGTCTACCATAGGCTCCAGCAGGATCTTCGATGACATCAACAATCACGTTATGCACAGGTATCTGCTCGATCCTGGTTTGATCAAGACCGTTTGCGTCTTTGTATTGTATGGTTCTGGTACGAAACGAAGTTTTAATCAACGAGTCGATAAACTTGCGAGCTACTTTATAGACTTCTCCTCGCGTAAATACTTTAATTGCCCCTTGATTACCGCAACTAACTGGATTAGGTGCGTAAGGATCTTCCGACTCAGCTACTCTGATGGTTAATATGTCTTCCATAAAAGCAGAAATGCGATTGTACTCTTTAACATGAGGGGTATCTAAATCCGCATCAGTAACGACTGCCAGATCAGGACGCTCGATCTCGTCAGCTTTCAATGTGGACGACAAGTCAATGTCGAATTGTTCAGGACCCTTAAAGTCACTGGTACTATGTGATGGTAATTTAGCTGCCATGTTTCAGTTCTCCAAATGATCAAGGGAGCCGAAGCTCCCTTTAGGTTGATTACGATACTTGCGGTCTTGTTGGTAATACCATTACGTCCACAAATGTATGCAGCACATTTGAAGGAGGTCCTGTCAAGTTGCTTGTACCAAACGTCCAGGTCGATCCTGACGCACCGACCTTAGTGATAATATACCCAATAGGGCAAAAATCTTCAGGTAATGACGGGAACTGAGGAGGTGTTAGGAAGTTTGCATCTGCTCCACCTGCCTCAGTAGTCAGATCGACCACCGCACCTTGCGCTACTTTCAGAGCACCAGCCGCATTGTAGCCGACAACAAACGCACAGCCCTTGCTTGCAGTCAACGCCACAAATGCTGCACCGGTAGTTGCGTCGGTCGTAGGTGTAGTCGCATTACTCAATGCTGCATGAGAATACGCTTTACCTTCGATGCAAAAGTGCATCGTACCAGTGCTACCCAATGTCGACGTGCTACCAGCAGCAAGAGTTGCCTTGCTCGTGCAAAACGTCGAACCTCTAAGTACTAATGATTCCATTGTGATTCTCCTTGAATTAATCTACTTTAGCGGTTGGAAACGACATACCTACGCAGCTAACATACAAGAGATCAGCAGCAGGTGTTGTAAATACAGTGGCACTATCGAGAGCAGTGCTGCCTCCTATAAAGGGACCTGTACCAGTAGGGTTGACTTTGATAAACGCCAGTATTGCATGCTCAGGGTTTATGCTAGGCCATTTAACCGCCGCCTCTGTTGCCGCTTCTGTGCCCATGGTTAACGCCGTAGTGCCTGCGGAATTAACCGTATACACAAACACGTTAAACATATCAGCAGCAACTGTGCCAACAAACGCCGGTAGATCAACACCGGCTAATATCTGACCACTTTTACCCTTAATCATATAATGAGTAACGGTAGCGCCGGTCTTTGCCAATACCGAGCCTCCAGCCTTGATCACTGGGGCAGGTCCTGATAAACAAAGCGTTCTGTACCGCTCAGTCATCGGCTTAAGCAACAGATACAGCGCATAACTTATGGCTGGATCTACAACAGCCTTAAGTCTTTGTATAATAGGTGTTAACATTATATTTCTCCTATTAGTCTGTCAGCGCACGGGTGGCTACTTCATAAACAGCCATTTGAAGGTTGTTTAGAATAACCGCGTGGTAGTAGAACTTACAACCAACGTAGCCACGTTGACCCAACGGATCGTTCTTATCTTTGTCTTTTGGAGACATTGAAGTAACTTCCATCGAATCTTTGTTAACGCCAATGTGACCCCAAGCATCTTCCGAACCAACAATAACTTGATAGGTATCGGCGTAAGTACCGGTCAACGATTGGAGCGCAGGAACTGCACCGGCTACAGCAGCACCAGAATCTTGTATCGCTACAAGCTCAGGTGATGCGATAAAGCGGAACTCTTCGCATTTACCAACTTCATTATCGACCGCATAGCTGTCACCAGCACCATACGCTTCTACTGGAATGAAACCAGGAAGTTCGCGCAAGTCAGGCATCAAGTCGGTCGATATCCAAACTGGGAAACAACGACCAACTGGTGCAGTAGCGTACAAACCAGCCTTACCCCGTTTCAACATACGGCTGATGGTCGTAGCGTGATTAGCGTTCAGTGACTTGGCGATCTTACGAAGGCCGGTCAAACTGATTGTGCCGTTCACTGTTGCACGAGTTGTTCCTGTACCGCCGTAGAAACGGTTTGTACAAGCTTTCAGCACGCCGAACAGTGCCATTTCCATCACCAGACCTTGACGCTCGCCGGTAAGCTTGACCATTTCCGCAGGGAAATCATCTTCACCCAAGTCGAACATCTTATCGGTGTACCCGTACAGAACGGCGTATTGCACAACGGTCGCCGAGATATCTTGCACGGATACGGTCTCAGCCGTTGGTGTTACGCCCTCAGACGCTAGATGCGACGCAACGTAGCTTTGAGTACGGTCGACAACAGTCAGATCTTGGAAGAATCTGTTCGGTTGTGTGGATGTCGCGCCTTTAGGTAATACACGGCGATACTTTACAGTCTCACCTTGATTACGCTGAAAGTCGTCATTGATACCCACAGTGCCCAGGGAAATAACAGGCATTGCGCGTTTCAGCATTTTACCGAGGATAATACCTCGACGCATTGCTGGACTATTTAACGATTGAATCGTCATTTTAAAACTCCTTATCGGTTAATCTGCCATGGCCGCAGCGAAAGCCGCGTCCTCTATTTCTTTGTCTGTCAGCGTTCTACCTTGCAGTCCGTTACCTTTCGGCAAAATAGCAGCTTCGAGAGACGCCTTCTTAGGTGGCACGAGAGACTTCTTGTATTCAGTCAGGATGTCGCTGAGGTCATCAGCGTCTTTTGATCCAGTCACCGTATCGAATTTGTCTTTAGGTTGGTTAGCCAGCCAGTTGCCAAACTTCGGATCAGGGAATTTCACAATACCATCTTCGACCGTATACAACGCGATGTCTCGGAAGTCTGGATGAACTCTTGCCAAGCGCTTACGTGACGCTTCGATTGATTCGGCTTCACGCTGTGCACGTTCTTCAGCAAGTTTCGTTTCGACTACCTTGAGTACGTCGTCACTGTTGTTACCACCTTTTAAATCTTTCGCAAGAAGCTCGGCAATATCGGGATACTCTTGTTTCAGAGCATCCAAACTAATACCGCTCGCTTTACCCTCATCTGCGACAGGCGCGGCTTTAAGCGATTCGATAGCCTTATTCAGTTCAGCGATCTTGTTGCCATACGTGCCGTTGGTTGTGTCAAGCGCTTTCTGTAATTTCGGAATCAAAGCTAAATGCTCTTTAAGTTCCTCCTTAGTGAAGCCCTCAATCACTTCCACACGTTCAGGTATCACCTCTTCTTCTACCGGCGCTTCTGGTGGAGTTTCCTCGACCTGTTTCACGTCCTCGACGACTACTGGTGTAACCTCTTCGTCACTCATCGCTGCTTCATATGCTTTATTGAACTCTTCTTGCTCTTGTGTTGCTTCCATTTCGCGGCCTCCCGGTCACTGTTTGTTAATCTTTCCAATCTGGATCTAATCGTAACAATTCTTTAATCGTTACGATCTTCCCGCGCAACGCTGCGGTATCTAATTCACTCTTATGAGCATCGTTAGTTTTGCGCAGCACTGCGAGTTTCGCTTCATATTCTTTGCGTAACTCCTGCCACAGGGGGCTACGTAGTTGCTCTTCGGTCAGCTTCATTGTGTAAAGCTCTCCCCTACCTCAGCCTTACCAGGCGGTTCAACAGGTGGTGTAGGCAAGTCCTTCGCCGGTGCGTGTTGTGCCGCCAGTTCTTTGGTTGAATTGATCTTCATAACATCACGAGTCAGTTGAACCTTAGCGTCGTTGAGACTAATCTTCTCCCGGTTCGCGTAGTCAAGTAGAGCAAGTTGCCATTTCAAATCCATCTCATGAGCCTTGGCGTCAAGCGTAGCCTGTGTCCGTTGAGCAACCCCATGCTCGAATATCGCATCACGGTCGCTGTCAGTCTTAATCTCCATCTGCTTGACTTCCGCATTCTTAGCAGCAATCTCTTTATCAGTCTCAGACTTGATCTGAGCGACCTGGACGCGAGGGTCAGGGGGCGGCTGCATCTCTTGCATCTTCTGCTTCTCTTCTTCGTCCAGATCAAACTTGTCTGGATCGTAGTGAGCAGCACGCAACATTTCGCGCGCAATCTTCTTAAAGGACATCTCTGCCGCCGGATTAGCTGCTATCTGAGCCAATACTGGCAATTGCATCGCCTGCATCTCAAGTTCAGCCAGTTGTGACGAACCGGACGCCTCGATCAGCAAGTCACCTTTCTCATCGTCCTCGCCGTGCATGAGCAGCCAGCCGTAAAAGCGGTTAATCTTTGGTTCTGTCACATTCTCGTCGTAGATACGTGCCTCACGTCGCAGCACGGTCGATGAGCTGCGAAGCATCATCTGCATGCCGCCGACAGTATCGGGCGCCGCACCTTGCTGACCTTGCATAAGGAACGTGATGCCGGTCGAATCTTCCATCGCCTTCATGCCGAACTCAATCAATGCTTGAAGTTCAACTTGCATAGCTGGAATAATTATTGTTTGAATCGCCTGTTTGATGTCAGTAATACCAGAATCTTCTTTGATATCCCACAGCTTACCTTTACGTAATGTCCAGTCGCCGTCAGCAGGATCGATAGCAGCGCGCAATATGGCAATCATAGGGATCGAAGCGAGTCCCATGTTCTCCATCAATGTCCGGAACGCTGCGAGCACTGTTTTCTGAGCAACACGACCTTCACGGGCGATACCGATACCAAACGGCTTGCCCGGGACGCGCTTCCAGATCATGACGTCGAATGGATATCCGTAATTGTCCAATGGGTCTTTAACACCCTTGATCACCGTTTTGTTCACTAATACAACTATTGAACTGACGTAACTGTGGTCGTCCTCTTCGGAACTTCCCTCAGCATATGCCGAGTCCAGTTCTTTCAGTTCATGTGATTTGATAGTGCCATGGTAAAACCAAGTCTCGAATCGATCGTCGTGTGCGGTAACGTCTTTGCCCGTCTCGTTACGCATACCTGGTCCTTCTTCAAGCACCTTACGTATCGCATCCGACTCGTATCCAGGTACGTCGATCAGTCCGGCAAGTTGTCTAGCGGTCAGGTATCCTCTGCGGAACACGTAGTCACCGTTCTGAATGTCCTCACCACAATTCATGTCCGGGAAGAAATCCCAATGACTTATGAACATTGACTTCGGTACGATTGTTTCTTCGATAACGAGCTCAGTACCCTTCAGCACCTTAGTAATCTGTTTATCCGGATAAGGTCCGTACATTACTCCAGTGCCGACCATGGCCGCACCGTCGACAACCTTGCGACTTTCTCTCTTAAACCTACATTGAACGAGCCAATCTTTTATGCGAAGTTCAGCCTTAGCGACTACAGCACCTACCTGCTTATTACGATCCTTGATGACGTCACCAAGCACGAACGGTTGCCCGGTCTTCGGATCAAGTATCTTCTTATCACTGTCTTCGTGCTCTTCAAACTCAGGTACTGGGGTAGATTTGATAGCGAAGTTCCAATCGTTAGCCGGTAGCAATATGTCGCCCATGCGGGCACTGGCGGCATCAACGAACGGTCGAGTAATGTTAAGGAACTCTATGCACTGGCTGTCCGAAACGTTTAACTTAGCTTGGACCAGGCCACCAGTATCGGAACGCGGCTTGATGTACTGAGCGACATTGCGATTCAGGTCGTCAATGCCTTCGTAATATTCCTCGTCCTCTTTCCATTGCTTCTCGAATCCTGATTCTCTCCTGGCAGTCACAGCTTCGTCGCGAATCTTTGCTATTACTTTACCAAGACTATCGAGTTTCTTCTCGCGCTCGGTAGCCAGTTGCTCCTTAAGTTCCTCGAGCACTTCGATACTTAAATCTTCCATTAGCGGACGGCAGGCATTGTCTGAACGTCGAACCAGCAATCAGCAGAACCGATCGTTTTCGTAGGTCCAGTCGAGCTGTTACACACGACGATGCCGGTATCGAATACTCTCGGATTCGTACCAAAGTCAATCGCAAACTTGCTGGATGCTGCAACCTCAAATATTACTTTAGGCACAGCAGTATCCGCAGGCAAACTCGCAGCATCGTGGATCTGTATGAACTGTGTGGATCCTTTCGAGTTATAGCCGCTCAAGCCGCATAAGCGCGTTTTAGGTGTTACTGATACGACCAGGCTCGCGGCATAGGCCGTTGTCGTTGAGTTCTTTACTTGTGCTGGTATCATAATTTACATCCCCATTCCGGCTACTGCTTGTTGTCGTGGTTTAATCTTAGATAACTCTATTGATCTTGCTCTTACTGGAAACGCCCAGGTTAATGCCAACGCATCCCCATCGTCCGGGCTTTTAACTCCCCGCTTCTTTGCGTCGTCTTTGGATTCAAGTTTTAAGCGGCCCCGGCTATCGTATGAATATCGCAGGCCGCACAAATCAACTTCAAGGTCGTCGTTGTCAGGGATGCTGGAACTATTTCCATCCAACCATTCCTTCATCAATCCCCACATTTCCGAACGCTTGTTTATGTATTTATCTTTATCTATCGCATCACTACCGAAATTAACGCCTCGAACGCATCCGCGATACCCAAGCTCGTACAATCGGTCGACTACACCAGCACCGATA